GACGGAACGCAACCACCAACCGCACCGATTTCCGTTGACTCGGTGCGCCGTGTCCCTGAACAGGTCCCACTGGCAGTCGAAGCCCACGCTGTAGCCCTTCGTCCCCCACACGGGGCAGCCGTACACCTCCATCTCCGACAGCGAGAACACCTTGCCGATATCCTGCCAGCTCCACGAGTTGGAGTCGTTGAGCGCGCCGCTGGCGCTGTACCGCTCCTCAAGCAGCACGCGCTGGGTAAGCAGGTACTTGGTCAGCCCCTCGGGCAGGCACGCCCCGAAGGCCGTCTCCCACGCCTTGAGGTTGCTGTTGAGGTAGGGGCATTTCTGGTCGGCGGTGCCCTGGTTCGTGTTGGTGGTGTTCCACATCAGGAAGCTGTCGTTTGCCGCGCCGGTCACGGTCTTGGCCACGGCGATGGGCGCGGAGGCCACGAAGGCGATGTGGTGGCCTTTGGAGCTGTCGCCGCAGCAGTAGTACGGGTCGAAGTGCGCCAGGAGGAAGCGCACGGACTGCTGGGCCGCCACGCCCGACGCGCTTACCAGCGGCACGTCGATGCAGTCTCCCACGCGCAGGCCCGCGAAGTTGCCGTTGGCGGCTCGCTTGTGCAGCGCGTCGTACACGCTGCCGCTGCCGATCTCTCCCGCCAGGATGGCGGCGATGTTCTGCCCGCCGTACTTGCCGATTTGGCCCTGGCGGTTGTACTCGGCGTTGTTGAGCGCCGTCTGCGCGTTGCTGCGCGCGGTATCGTCGATGACCTCGTAGCCGACGCCGCCCACCGACAGGGTTTTCGCTTGTGCCATTTCGTTGCCTTTCTACTTGAGGTTGAGGGTTGTGCCGGACGCCGTGCAGGTGCTCCCGAACGTGACGGTGCTGCCAGATGCACTGGCCTTGGAGGCGGGGCAGTACACGGTGCCGTCGTCGTAGATGAACGCGTCCGTGGCGTCGGCCAGCTTGCCGTACAGGTCGGCTATCTGCTGCCTCTGCTTGGCCATGTCCGAGCTGCCCGCGCTGCCCTGCGCCACGCTGTTGGCTATCTGCAGGGCGGTGTTGGCCGCCGCGTCGGCGTTCGAGGCCGCGCCGTTTGCCGCAGCCGTGGCGGCTTGCGAGGCCGTCTTCAGCTGCGCCGCCTCGGTGACGCGGGCGCTTTCCGCCGTGGCGCGCTTCTTCTCCGCCTCTGCGCGCCCGGTTTCGGCGGTCTGGCGCGTCTTCTCGCTCGCGGCGCGCTGGTTTTCCGCGCTCGCGCGGGAGGCCTCGGCCTTCTGCATCTGCGCGTTCAGCGCGCTCACGTCGGCTAGCTGCCCTTCGAGGTTCGCGATGATCGCCTCCACCGCATCGACGTACGGGCCGGATATCTCGCCCGACGCGCTCGCCGAGGGCAGCACGTTCACCAGGACGTTCTCGGTGGTGGCGTCCAGCCCCGCCGCGTTCCGCACGCGCACGTAGCACACCTTGAGCAGCCCGGCCACGCCGAAGACGGCAGGGTCGACCGTCACGGTGGCCACGTTGTCGCTGATGCCAGTGAACTGCTGCTCCACGTAGGTGTGGTCGGGCTTCGCAGCCATGAGGTGCACCTTGCAGCCCGTCAGGGCCGCCTTCTTGTCGCCGTCGTAGATGGCGGCCTTCAGGACCTCGGCGCTGTCGCCCTGGTGCACGGTGATGACGGGCGGCGCTATGTTGGTCTTCTTGAGGTTGAGCGTAAGCTCGTGCGTTGCCATGCCTCACTCCTTTCCTTCGGCCGCAAGTGTCCGCGATATGTCGCCGGGCTGCGCTCTGTGGACCCCGCATATCTCCTCGTCGGTGAGCGCCGAGAAGTCCACGGCGTTGGCCTCGCCGCCTTCCGCGTCCATGACGGCCACGGGGCTGGACACGAGCGTGAAGCCGCCCTTGCCGTCGAACTCGAACACGTCTTCCGATTCCACGATGGCCCGCGCCGTGGCCGGGTCGCTGATGCACTCGAACACCGGAAGCGCCTCGGGCGGCTTCGGCGCGCCGTCGAGCGCCTGCGGCGCTTCGGGCTGCTGCACAAGGTGGTAGAACATTCCGTTTCCCCTCTCGCTGGTCTAGTTTCCCGTGATGCTGCTCATGCCGGTGATGATTCCGTTCACCACGTTGATGGTGCCCCACGTCCAGTTGTTGCCGTTGTTGGTGATGCACCCGATGAACTGCGTGGAGCCCGTGTACCCGTAGGTGCCGCCGCTGCTCGGGCTGGTTCCTATGGCGAACTTCGGGGCGAGTATCCTGGCGGTGCCCGACGACCCAATGTCTGCGCGGCTGCTATCCAGGTACACGTAGTTGCTGGAGTTCTCCTGCAGCTTCACGTACGCCGAGCCGCCCGCGTTGCTGTTGCCGCTCCTCATGTACAGCTGCTCGTCGGGATGGCTCATGTATCCCGCGTAGTAGGGGGTCGTCAGCCACGTCTGGCGGTAGTAGCGGTTGACTGCCAGGAATCCGTAGCCGCAGGCGGACATGCCCACGCCGTCGGTAGAGCTCGCCGTGGGGCTGTCCTTCGCGTGGACGGACTCGATGGTGCAGTACTCGGTCGAGCCGTTCACGAACGACGCTCCCGGGTGGTTGTTCGTCGTCGTGCCGGTGGTGATGTAGTTGGTGGACGACGTGCCGACCATGTTGCAGCGGAACATGGAGGTGCTGCCCACCAGCACGGTGCCCGCGATGATGGAGCCGTTCTTGTCGTATATCTGGAAGCCGTTGGTGGCGTTGATATAGACCCTGTTGCCGTTGCCGTCCGTCATGAAGATGGAGCCGTCGCGCAGATAGAAGGCCCCGCTGTCGAGGTCCCAGTACGAGTTGCCGCCTTTGATGCGGCCCGTGGTCAGCTCGTCGGCGGTCACGCCGTCGCCGGTTATGGCCGTGCGCCACTTCCACGCGCCGCTGGAGTACTTGGAGTTGGCCACGCCGATGATCCCGCCGCCTATCTTGACGCACTTGGTGGCGCTCTCGGGCTTTTTGTCGTACACGAGGATGCCTTGGCCGGGCTCCTCGTACACCCAGCCGCCCGTGGTGTTCACCTCGCTGTTGAGCATGTCAACGATCTTCTTGCGGATATCCGTCGGCAGCTGGTCGAGCTGTTTCTGCAGCCCATCCACCTCGCCCTCGGCGCTCGTCAGCCGTTCGTCCAGCCTGCCCGTGACGCCTTCCAGGTACTCCTTGTTAGCCTCGTCTATCTGCTTGAGCACGCTCTCGCTTTGCTCTATCGACGTGTCGGTGTACAGGCGCAGCACCTCGTCCAGGGTCAGGTTGCCGTCGTCGGAGTACTTCTTCAGCGCCTCCTCCAGCGTGGTGTCCCCATTGTCGGCGTACTCCTTGAGGGCCTTGTCCAGCTCGTCCCTTATCTGGTCGGTGTAGTCCTGGGCGGAGCCGCCGACCTCCTTGGCGTACGCCTTCTGGCGCTCCTCTGCGGCCGCCAGGCTCTCACCCCATTTGCCGGTCGATGCCTTGTTCGAGGCGTTCACGGCCTCGGTCACGGTCGCCCGAATGGTCGAGGCGGTGGACTTGGCGGCCGACTTCTGCGCGGCCATCAGCTCGGCGACCGTCTGGTAGTTGCCGAACGTGTAGGTGACCTCGCCGGGGCGCAGCTGGTCCTCCACCACCTTGGTGATGCGCGTGCGCACGCGCAGCGGCGGGTCGTACACCTTGTCCACCACGGTCACCAGGTCGCCCTCGTCCGCGCCCTCGAAGCCCTCGCCGGCGCGCGCAAGCGCCACGGCGTCCACAGTGTAGGACACGGTGGGCACGCACGACTTCGCCAGCTGCGCCTCGGTGAGCTTCTTCAGCTCGGCGGCGTCCTCGCAGTCGGAGAACTCCACGTCGCCGAACACGTGCGCCTTGCCGCCCTTGCCGTCGGGCCGTCCCCAGCGCGCCAGCGCGTCGGCCGACCCCACCCAGTTCTGCCCGCCGTTCACGTCGCCGAAGGTCAGCTTGCGATCGTAACCGCCCGTCAGGTTGCCGTCCTCGTCGGCGGTCTGCAGGGACTTGCCGTAGCCGTACAGGGCGGTGCACACGTTGCCCTCGTCCACGCTGCGCTTGACGCTCACGAGGTCCTTGGCGTAGGTGAAACGCTTGCCGTTGTCCTCGCCGACCTGCTTGGCCATGCACACGCGGCGTGCGGTCACCTTGGTGCCGCTCACCTGGATTTCGAACGACAGCTCGCCGCCCCAGGTGTCTGCCACGTCGTGGATGGCCGCCCATGCGTTGGTGTGGTAGAAGTTCGTGCCGGCCTGCCCGAGGTCGGCCACGGTTCCGACCTGCCAGCGCGAGGAGGACAGCGCCGAGGCCAGCGCGGCGTAGGCGCTCACGTCGTAGGGGCGCTTGTCCTCCAGGTAGTCGCCCAGGAGCTCGATTTGCGCCGAGGTCGGGCAGTAGTACGTGTAGAGGATGCCCGCGCTTGCGCGCTCCTCCTCCACGCCGTCCACGATGTTCTCGTGCCAGCGGCCCTTGAGGTCGCGCCACACCAGGCGGTCGCCCTTGTCCAGGCGCGCCAGCGTTGTGATGCTCAGGGCGTTCTCGCCGTTGACCTCGCGCGTGTCCTCGCACTCGAACAGCGTCTTGATGGGTCCCTTGTACGCCTCCCAGCGGTCGCATGCCCACAGAATCATCAGCCCACGTACCTTTCCGTCCACTGTACCGTCGCGGTGCCGCTGGACAGCTTGAGGCTGTTGGCCCCCGGCTCCAGCGGGAAGAAGTCACTCTCGAAGGTCACGGGCGCGGGGCTGCCGTCCACCGTGGCCTGCGGGGCGGCCATGTCGATGACCACCGCGCTCGATGCCGTCACCGCCTTGTCGATCTGCACAAACTCGCCCGTGCCCATGTTCGTCAGCCGCAGCGCCGACGTGCTGCCGCCGGGCCTGACGGTCACGGTGGGGTAGGTGCGGAACGTCCCGCCAACCTGCACGCCCGAGGTGCCCGACACGGTTGCGCGCCCCTCGGCCCCGTAGGCCACGGGGTCGTATGCCGTGAACGTCAGCGTGGCCTCGCCGGTGTGCCACAACGTGTCGAGCGCGCCCGGCGAGGTCAGCACGGCCATGTAGCGCAGGCCCAGGTGCCTCTCGTCGTCCAGCCACAGCTCGGCCTCCTTGAGGCACAGCAGGCGCGAGGCCATGAGGCGGCGAAGGGCCGCCATGTCGTCGGCGGGGCGCGCCCTCCAGGCCGCCGCCACGTCTATCGTCAGGGGTTTCAGCTCTGCGCGCATGAAGCGCGAGCCGGTCTGCCCGGGCACGTCGCGCGTGGCGATTTCGTACTCGGGCAGCAGCGAGCGGGTCACGAGCCGGGTGTCGAACCACGGCGCGAAGTCGAAGCCGTTGTATATCATGCGAAGCACTCCTGCCGTTTGATTTCCTTGGCAATCTGGCGGGAGATTTTCTCGATGTCGGCCTCCTCCCGCACGGTCGCGTACAGGTTGATTGTCACGTTCGTGTCGCCATGGGCCGCGCCGCCCTTGCCGTCGAGCAGCTTGGCGATGCCCTCGGCCAGCGGGCGCGCGCCGCGCTCGTTGAACGGCACCACGCCCTCGGGGCCCGCCTCGCCGACGCCGATGACGCTGGGGCCGTTGAACACGCCGCCCTTGGCGTACCAGTCGATGCCGAAATGCGGCACGCTCGGCGGGGCGATGCTGAAGCTGCCGGAGATGGACAGGTGCGGCAGCTTCAGGTGGGGCAGCGACCACGAGAAGTTGAAGAACCCCTTGATGGAGTCGATGACGTTGCGCACGGTGTCGCGGGCGTTCTGTATCGGCGTCTCGATGGCGCTCTTGATGGAGTTCCACACGCTGCTCACGGTGTCCTTGGCGGCGTTGAACACGCTGGAGATCGTGTCGCGGATGCCGTTCACGATGCTGGATATGGTGGAGCTGATGCCGCCCCACACGCTCGACGCCGTGCTGCTCACGGCCCCCCATATGGAGTCCCACACCGCCTGAATTGCCGACAGCACCGCCGATATGGTGGAGTTGATGGCATTGATGGCCGCGCCTATCGCCGAGCTGATGGCATCCCATATGCTGGAGGCGGTGAAGCTCACCGCGCCCCACACCGTGTCCCACACGCCCTGGATGACCCCAAGGGCCGCGCCTATCACGTCGCTGACGTACTGGATGTACGCGCTCACCGCGCCGTAGATGGCCTCCCATATGGCGCTGGCGGTGCCGCTGATGCCTTCCCACGTCGCGCCCCACCATTCGGAGAGCGCCGTCACCACGTCGGTGATGACCTGGCTCACCGCGTCGATGTAGCCTCCCACCGCGCCGCAGATCGCGTCCCATGCCGCCGTCAGCTGCTCGCCGAAGTTCTCCCAGATGAAGTTCCAGGGTATGAGCAGCGTCTCGATGGCCAGGTTCAGAATCTCGCCCAGCAGCATCACGGCGACCTGCACCACGTTGCAGATGCCGTCCCAGATGGACGAGGCGGTGCCGGCCAGGCCTTGGAAGAACCCGGCTATGGCGTCGATGGCCCCCTGCACCGTGGAGCAGATGCCGTCCCACACGCCGCCCAGCGTCTCGCCGAGCTGCGAGAAGAACTCGCCGACGCTTTGGGCCACGTCGCCCGCCACCTGGGTGGCCACCTCGAACGCGGCGCACACGGCATCCCACATGGCGGTCACCGCGTCGCGGAACTCCTCGCAGTTGTTCCACAGCAGCACCACGGCGGCGATGATGGCCGCTATGGCCGCTACCACGGGGTGCGCGGCTATGAGCCCCAGCGCGCCGGTGCCCAGCTTGCCGACCACCTGGAAGGCCGCTCCGATTTTCGGCACGGTGTCCACGACGGTGCCGACCGTCGACAGCACGGGGCCTATGGCGGCCGCTATCGTGGCGATCGCCAGCACGGCGGTCTGGCCGCCCTCGCCGATGCCGGCGAACCACTCGGAGAACGACTTGACGACACCCGCCACGTTGGTGGCGATGTTGAGCAGCGGCTCGCCAAGCGGCTCGATGGAGCCCTGCAGCTCGCGCATGGCCTCCTGCGATTTCACGGCGAAGCTGTCGGAGGCGGCCTCCTGGGCCTGCTGCGCAGCGCCCGCCACGTCGCCGAAGCTGTCCTGCACGCCCGCCAGGGACTCGATCATGCCCATGGCATTGTCCTCGCCCAGCGAGGACCACAGGGTGGAGGCCAGCGCGGCCTTGTCGTACTCGTTTGGCATCTGCGTGAGGTCGCCCAGCACCGCCTGCAGCATGTCCTCGGCGGTGGCGCTGCCGTTCTTGAAGTTCTCGAAGACCTCCTGCGTGCCCTCGCTGAACGAGCCGATGGATTCCTCCATGCGGCCGTCGGACAGCGCCGTCAGGAACTCGTTGAGGTAGTCGCCCACCTTGTCCAGGTTGTACGCGCCGTTGGACGTGCCCGCTTCGAGCAGCGAGAAGTACTCGCTGGCGCTCATTCCCGCCTCGCCCCATCGCACGGAGTATTCGCTCAGGTTGTCGCCCAGCTCGTCGGTGTAGTTCAGGCCGCGCTGCATGCCCGCCGTCAGCAGGTCGCTGGCCTCGGTGGCGGACAGCCCGAAGCCCTCCATGAGGGCGTTGGTGCCGCGTATGGACTCGTTCACGTCTGCGCCGAAGGTGTCCGACAGCATGAGTGCGTTGGTGGTGACGGTCTGCAGGTCCTCGTCGGACACGTCGCGGAGGGTGGACTTGCACTGGATCAGCGCATCGTTGACCTCGTCCAGGGACTGGCCCCAGCCGCCCTCGTATATGCGCTTGCCTATGCCGCTGAAACGCTCGGCCTCCTCGCCGGACACGCCGAACGCGGCGGCTATGCGGGCGTTGGCCTGCTCGTAGTCGCTGGCCACGCCGAATACGGCTTTGCCGGCGGCCACCACGGGCGCGGTCAGCGTCACCGTGGCGGCCGTGCCGGCCTTCTTGAACGAGGACGACAGCTTCGCGGCCTTCTCGTCGCCCTCGGTTATGTTCTTCCAGGAGATGCCCTGGAGGTCGCGCTCCAGGGCCTTGATGTTCTTGGATACGTCAACGGTGTCGAGCACCGCTTTGATGATGACGTTGCCGTCCATGCTCACCTCGTCGCTCTCTTGAGCGCGGCGAACACATCGCGCATCGCCGCGTCGCTTCCTTCCTCAGAGCCGTGTGAGCTGCGGCCTTTGCCGAGTTCGAACGCCTTGTGGGCGGCGTTCCAGGCCTCGACCTCCTGCCTGTTGTATTTGGTTGGCTTCGGCTTGGTCGCCGGGTTGCGGTAGTGGATGGCCGCGCCGAGCGGCGTGTCCTGCGGGCAGCCGCCCACGAGTGCCACGAACTCGGCAAAGCTGATGCGACCGCGCACCTCGTCCCACTCGATGCCGTAGGCCTGGCGGAAGCTGGTGCGTATGCGCGCCGCGTCCTCCTCCAAGTCCCACAGCGGGGTCTCGTGAGGGCGGTCGCCGGTCAGGTCGAGTCCGCACATGTCCCATACCGCCGCGTCGCGCATCCGCACGAACTCGGCGGCGTCGTAGTCGCATGCGCACCACGCGTCCGCCCAGTCCACGAAGAACAGCGCCAGGAACTCGTCCCGGCGCTGGTCGTCGGACTTGCCCTCGTCGGTCAGCACCTCGATGACGCGGATGATCGTGAGCGCGTCGTCGCGCACCAGCACCTCCTCGCCGTTCCACGGGTAGCGCGTGGCGCTCGTGCCGTCGGGCAGCCGCACCCGCTCGGCCGTGAGCGCGGCTGGCAGCATTACTTGCCGCCCTTCTTCTTGCGCTTGGCCTTGGCGCGGCGCTGGGCGCGGTTGAGCGCCTGGACCTGATCGGCGCGCTCGCTGTATGCAAGGCCGCACGCCATCAGCTGCTCGCTGGTCGCGTGGCGCGCCAACATGTTGAGGAACGTGGCGAAGACCTCGCCCAGGATGCGGATGTTCTCCTCGGGCGCGATGGGGCCCTCGTCGCCGCCCATCCACGCGAGCAGCTGCTCCCAGCCCTCGGTGCCGATGAACGCCGAGATGGTGCGCTTCATGAGGCGGGCCTGCGCGGCGTTGGCCTCGGCCGCCTTCTCGGGGGTGTCGGCCTCGCGGGCCATCTGCTCGTTGGCCTGCGCGCGGTCGATGGCGTTGCCGACCTTGGCCAGGTACTCCTCGATGTGCTTGTCGTCGAACCACACGCGGAAGCGCGGCGTGTCGGGGTTCTCCTCGGGGTCCTCGAAGAACACGTCCTCGTACGCGCGGATGTTTTTCAGAAGTTCCATTTGTTGCCCCTTTCGTGAGCGGTGAGCGTCGGGCATAGAAAAGGGGCGCGGGCCGCTCACTAGCCCGCGCCCCCATGTCCAGGAGGTTATGTCTGGTGTCGCATGCGGCTACTTCGCCGCCACGGTGACCTTCACCTGCGTGCAGATGCTCGGCTTGGACGCGCAGCGCACGTTGATGACCGCCTCGCCTGCGGCCACGCCCGTCACGTTGCCGTCGCTGTCGACGGTGGCCACGTCGGTGTTGCCCGATGCGAAGAAGCACTTGGCGTTCGCCTCGGCGGGCGTGACGGTCGGCGCGAGCTTCATGGACTTGCCCACGGCCGGGCCGGTCGGCGCGGTGCAGGTGACGCCCGTGGGCTGCTTGAGCTTGTTGGCGGGGATGTAGCGCATAGCGCCAGCGCCCGAGATTGTGCAGGAGAACGCGCCGGGGTCGGACGCCGCGCCCTGCTGCGAGCCGACGGTCAGGCCCAGGTAGGTGCAGTCGCCCTCCACCACGTCGCCGTTGGGGTCGGTGTGGCGGAAGTGGCCCGTGCGGCCCTCGCCGGTCTCAAGCGCCAGGCTGGCAACGAAGTCCTGCGCGGGGTCGCCGTAGCAGCGGTCGCCTGTGACCTCGTACTGCGGCTGCACGCTCTTCACCTTGTCGGTGGGAGTGCCGTAGCCGTCGTAGTAGTCCTTGGTCTCGGTGGTCTCGTTGGTGGTCGGCTTCACCTCGGTGATGCCGCGCGAGAAGATGGCCCACGTGGGGCTGGCCGCGTCTGGCGTAGTGTCGATCTCCAGCGCGCTCATGTAGTTGGGCGCGAAGCCCAGGTCTTGGTTCTTTGCCATCGTTATCCCTTCTCTATGGTTATGGTCGCTTTGATTCGGAACTCCCACAGGTACGGCCCGCCCTCCGGCGGCGTTATCTCCTGCGGCTCTGTGTACAGCGCCGCGCTGATGAAGCCGTAGGAGCCGGTGGGCGAGGACAGGTCGGCCCCGTCCAACGCGTCGGCCAGGTCGTAGGCGTCGCCCATGGCCTTGGCCTCGGAGGTGTCCTTCACGATGACCTGCAGCACGTATCCGACACGGCGGGTGCCGTCCATGTGGCGCACCGCGTCGGCCGTGGGCATGGGCCTCAGCACCACCGCGTCGTCGTGGCCGCGCGATGCTGCCAGGCGGGTGAGGAGCACCGGGCCGTAGCCCAGGGCCTCTATGGCGGCCTTCGCCGCCTCCATCACGTCCGGGGCCATGTCACGCCCCATCGGTCAGGAGGTCGACGGCCAGGCGCTCCCAGTCCTCGCCGTGCGCTTCCTTCGCGGCCTTCGGCCAGTCGGCCTTGGCCCTCGGGTTCTTGCCGTGCTTGATGGAGCTGTCGGGCAGGTCGCGCACGTAGGCGGCGTAGTCGGCGTCCCATATGACGAGGCCCTGCCTGAAGTCGGAGGCGGCCTGCATGGAGTTGTGCATGCGCTTGGTGTCCTCTGGCGTGAACGCGTTCATGTCCTCGGCCACGCTCATGGCGAACTTCACCTGCTTGGCCTCCAGCTCCTTCGCGCTGAAACGCTTCATGAGCTTGGTCAGGTCGACCGTAACTGCTGCGGGCATGGCTACCTCACCTCCAGTTCCCAGTGGTGGGGACGGGTGCCGAACGCGCGGCGGGGCGTGCACCTCGCCACGTTCATCCACTCGCCCCCGTCGATGCTCACGCGGCTGCCCACGGGCACGTCGAACATGCCGGGGCTGTCCGCGCCGTCTGCTATCACGAGGCCCTGCGCGCCGTCGCCCAGGGCGTACTCGCGCACGAGCCACGCCGAGACGGGCTCGAAGCGCACGCGGCGCACCTCGACGGGCTGCTCGAACTCGCCGCCGTAGCCGCCCTCCCTGGGCACCTTGACGGACATGGTGGAGGGCCGCGCCGAGCGCGGCACCCGCATCATCTGGTACCCCCGATGCCCGCGTAGAGCAGCGGCGTTCCAAGCAGCTCGCGGCGGACGGCGGCCTCCATGTCGCTGCGGTAGGTGCTGGCCCCTTCGGTACCGGGGTTCCACGAGAACGAGCCGATGGTAAAGCCGCCGCCCTCCATGATGCCGCCCGAGCATCCGTATGCGGCGTCGACCTCGCAGGCCGCCATG